AGTCAATTTACAAGGCCGAGGTAGTTCCTCGGGGAAGGAATGCAACATGAGTTTTGCAGATTTTAAGAAGAAGTCAGAGTCCAGTCTTAACAGTCTTCAGTCGAAGATGGAAACAATGGACAAGAAGAAGAGTTACACCGACGATCGCATTTGGCGACCTGAACTGGACAAGTCTGGTAATGGTTATGCCGTTATTCGTTTTCTCCCTCCGTGTGATGGTGATGGCGATGTGCCTTGGGCAAAGGTGTACAACCACGGGTTCAAGGGACCAGGTGGTTGGTTTATCGAGAACAGTCTGACTACACTTGGTCAGAAGGATCCCGTTTCCGAGATGAACAGTCGTCTCTGGAACAGCGGAGTTGAGAGTGATAAGGATATTGCGCGTGAGCGTAAGCGCCGTCTCTCATACTTCTCCAACATTCTGGTGATTAGCGATCCCGCGAATCCACAGAACGAAGGTAAGGTCTTTCTCTACAAGTATGGAAAGAAGATTCACGATAAGTGTCTTGAAGCAATGAACCCTGAATTCCAAGATGAGGAACCAGTAAATCCATTCGATTACTGGAAGGGTGCAAACTTCAAGCTCAAGGTGCGTAAGGTTTCTGGCTTCGTCAACTACGACAAGTCGGAATTCGAAGCACCCTCCGTTCTCTTCAGCGGAGATGATGAAAAGCTCGAATCACTTTGGAAGAGTCAGTACAAGCTCAGTGAGTTTACTGATGCTACCAACTTCAAGAGCTATGATGAACTCAAGCAGCGGCTTGATCAAGTTCTTGGTGGTGATGAGCGTGGTTCGGGTTCAGCAGAAACTGAAACTCTTACCACAGAAAATACAGAAAGTGCCTCGGAGAGAGAGGAGAGTCTCTCTTCGTTTGACGAAAACACTGATGCGATGTCTTACTTCAATCAGTTGGCCAGCGAAGATTGAGATTCTTTGAGGCACTTTCGGGAGGACGGGTTCGCCCGTCCTCCTTTTTTTTATTTAAATTGTTGCAACATTCTTGCCAGGCCCGTTATCAAATATTGCATTCCTCAGTTCATTCATCGTTGATGTTCTGGTGTTCGGAACATATTCAATAGAATTATCTGAACCACTCCGAGCGGAGGCTTGTTGCTGAATTGGAATGATCACGGGGGGTGTATCCTGCATCTGATTGGGAGATGGCGCTTGGTTGGTGTTTAGAGTTGCTTCTGATGGTCTTGCTGGTTGTAGATTTCTATCCCCAGTTGTAATTGCCCTATATGTCTGTTGAAACACTGATGTTTCATTGAAGGGATTGAGTATCCTACCAGTTTCAGAAAGTAGTTTACTAAATCCTCCCGCCACTACTGGTGCTGCATCAACAACTTTGCCAGGAACAGTGGCTAATTTAATCCCCGCATCAGCAACAGCAAGACCAGTATCTGATGTCACCACTGATGTTCCAATTTTAGATATCGATTCAAAAAGTTGTTTTTTAGCCTGTTCTCCTTCAGGACCAAACTTAAACAGGTTAAATCCCGTGTCTATCACACTATCACTAAAATCAGTCATCTGACCAATAGCATTTCGTATACCTTCAGAGAATTCTGCCAATCCAGACTCTATACCAAAAACCTTCTTAAGTATATTGTCAATGGGTTTTAGAAGTAAGTCTTCTACTATTTTCATAGTTCCAGTAACTATGTTTGGCATAAAGTTAACAACACCTTTTGTGATAGTAGCACCCAAGTCCATTAAAGCATTGTTCGCCTTCATATAAAACTGAGCAATTGCAACACCATTTTCCATGAACTTCTCTTTTAGATAGCCCCCTATAAAGTTAATGATAAGAGGAGCCACGGCGGAAGCTAACATTCCCACAAAGGCAACTTGCAACAGGGTTTGAATTAAACCACCACCCCTTTCTTTAACTGTCTGGAATCCACGAGATACACGTTCGGGTATAATTCGTCTTCTTCTTTCTAATGATTTCTCTCTAGACTCTGATTTTATGGCTTTAACTCCACCACCAGTGCTAGTGGATGTTCCCGTCACCATGTTCTTTGGATTCATCACATTTATGATTGAGTTTTTTATATCACCAGTTATTGCAAATTGTTTAGCGTGTACTACAACCGAAGAGTCTGATTTTTTTGCAAGACTCACAAGAGCTAGTAGACTACTGACATTGGATTTCATTAAACCAGAAGAATCTGCGGATTCAGAATCCTCGGAATCAAATGATGGTGGTGTGGGTGGAGATAACAGCGAAGAACGAGAACGACCTGCCATTCTTCTTCTTCCAGCTCTACTCGCAGAAGGACGAGGGATATTTCTCCCTGCCGATCTGGCTACGGAGGATCTACCTGCGCCACCAACAAGACCTCTCACAGCCATACCCAGAAGTGGAATTGCCATTATTTCTTATCCTTCTCTATTTCTTTCAGTATCATTTCTATGTAAATATTTCTTTCCCAAGGCATCATCGAATCTAGCTCTGACAAAGAATATTTATGCCAATACATTAATTGGTGGTTTACTTTGTAATAGTCAACTAAATCAGTGTGACTATTAATCAGATAAAAAAATCAATCAGATTCTCCACATTCTCTTCTATCTTCTTTTTGCACTTTGGGCATTTATAGTTTACTGATATCGTGTTCTTTGGTAGTTTATCCATAAACTTTTCTTTGATAGTTTTTATGTGATCCAGTGTGATGGAGTTCATAAAGTCTACCTTTTCCTTGTGTGAATAATCATCAAAGTTAAACACATTCTCTTTATCATACACTGATTCTATACAGGCTATCAGGTAATCGATTGAATCTTCGCTATTCTTTTCTCGATTTACATTTATAATATCATTTGATGTTGGAATTTTAAATTTGATTCCATAGTCATCGTTTAACATTAATTTGTCAATTATGTCCTCGTGTAAATTTTCCTTCACGTTGGTAAGATCAATTTTCACCTTGGTTTCAGTTTCACACGAAGGACATGGTATTCTAAATTCAACATCTTCGCCGACAGACTTCGATCTGATTGCAAGAATTAGTTTTTCTAGTTCAAAGATGGGTAGTCTAGAAACATCTATATCATCTAAAACACACAATTGGCAGGACTGAACCACAGCCTCAAATATTTGGTTTTCTTCTTTCGACTCGACTGCCATCAAAAGCAGTTTCTCTTCCTTTACCGTATATGGTCTGTATCTAACAGGACCATTTCGACTAAGAAGATCGATAGTGTATGTTGGGGCATTTATAACTGGTAAACTCATAATCTAATTCTCCATTTTTTTTGTAAAACTCATGTTATAGCACTTAGACCACCGAGATTCGTAGGATCAAATTTGTTCGGTTGGGGGTAACCAGCGTTCCATAGTTGCTGTGGTGTCATATTAATACGATCATCCCCAACTTCTCTTCCTGTAAGCTGATCCACTTCTCCGGGACGATCAGCAACATCAAGTGGAACATCTTCTGGTTGATCATGTCCAGAACCTTTAACGAAGTAACGTCTAAACGCTAATTGTAGTTGCATGACTCCGACCGAATCTGTCAAACCTTGTCCTACAGAAACTTGACCAATCGACTTTGGCCAAACCTCAGTGAGTCTTGCTCGGTATGTTTCTTCTCCCTCTTCTGTGCTGTATCCTTTTATAAAGGCTTCACATCTATATGAATCTGGGTAGCTGAGTGTTTGCCTTTTTTGATTTATCACTCTGTCCATCCAAGCCTCAAACGTTCTTCTCTCTTTAAAATCTTGTGAAATTCGCATCGTCATAGTTAAGTCACCACTATAGGTGCTTTCGTATGGTATTTCATCGACTGGTCCTGATGTTTTATATGGTTCACTTGCTATGTTTCTGCCTGGGAAGAAAGCAGTCTCTGTGGAGAAAAATATTTCAGTCTCAAAATCAGAAATGCTACTTACGATTCCTGTACTCACGGCACCCCCGTCAACTACAAATGGTAGTCTCGGGATTTCAAAATAGAATCGAGTGGGCCTGTATAACTTAGAAGCAAGAGATAATCTCTTGGACTGTTGCATGAAATTAGGTCCTGGCATTAGATTCTTCTTT